GTGCAAATGGTGCAATTACTTTAACTCCAGATGGAACTGGAGTTGTAGCTATTGAGGGTTCAATGAACCCATCTGTATCCTCAACAGGCAAATCATTAATAATGGGATTTTAATAGGAGGAAAATATGGCAAGCGAAGTACTAAAGGAAAAGACAGTCAGAGCGATGACGGACTCTGAAAATACTTTATTAACAGCAGCATCGGGACACACTTATACGATACTTAATATATCGTTATGTGAAACAGGTGGTGCGGCTGAAACTTTTGATCTTTATCTCGATCCAGCAGCTGGCAGTAATGATACTTATATTTATAAAGCACAAGACTTAGCTGCAAATGCAACTTTTGAACATACAACAAGAATAGTTATGAATGCAACAGATGTGCTTTATGGTATAACAGCTAGTTCTGCTAATGTGGATGTTGTTATTAGTTATTTAGATCAAACATTATAGGAATATTTATGAGTGGATCTATAGGAAATAACCCATACAGAGCTTCAGGAGTTGTAGCTGATCTTGCTGAAGGAAGAACTGGAACCGTAGATTGGATTACAACCCCTAAGGTTACAGGAGATTCGCCTGTTACAGCTGCTACAGCGAAAGGATATTTTTTAAATACAACAGCAGGAACTATCACGATTAATTTACCAGCAGGTGTCGCTGGATCTATAGTTGGTATTTCAGATTATGCTTCAACGGCTAATTCAAACAATATTACAGTTAGTCCCAATGGGACAGACAAAATTAATGCGGTCAATGATGATTATACAATTAGTACAAAGGGACTTGCTGTTACTTTAGTTTATGTAGATTCAACAAGAGGTTGGAAATCTGTGACAGGTTCATCTGCAGATGCGACAGCTGTATCCCCAACTTATATTGTAGCTACAGGTGGAAACGCAATAGTTACTTGTGGAGATTATAAAACTCATATTTTTACAGGACCTGGATCATTTTGTGTCGCATGCGTAGCTTCATGTGCTCCTAATAATGTAACCGATTGGGCAGTCGTTGCTGGTGGGGGAGGTACATTTAGACTTTCATCGGCTGGAGCAGGAGCGGGTGGTATGAGATTTTTTTCAACAGCTCCAGGTTCTAATAGTCCTATAAATAATTCAGGAGCTAGTCCTAATTGTTCCGTTACAGTTACAGCTTCATGTTATCCAATAACTGTTGGAGGAGGTGGTGCTCCAGGACCAAGTGGTTCAGCAGGTGTAGCAACAGTAGGAGGAAATTCACAATTTTCTTCTATCGCTTCAATAGGTGGGGGTCGAGGTGGAACTTCAGGTCAAGGGCCAGGAGATGCTGCTGGTCAAGCAGGTGGTTCAGGTGGAGGCGGAGATTATAATGTTGGTTCAAAAGCTGGTGGCTCGGGTAATACACCCCCAGAAACTCCACCACAAGGAAATGATGGTTCACCTGGAAATTGTCATCCTACATGCTATGCGTCAGGTGGAGGAGGAGGAGCAGGAGCAGCGGGTGGTCCAACTTGTCCAGGGGCAGATGGAGGAGGAGATGGCGGCTCTGGTACTTATATTGCTGATCCCTTTATAGGTCCAACGGCGCCAAGTTATGGAACTCCAGGTCCTGTTAGTAGTACAAGATATTTTGCTGGTGGCGGAGGTGGAGCTATTTCAATTACTCCTACGGGTACTCATCCCGCTGGAGATGGTGGCGTTGGAGGTGGAGGAGAAAGACCCGATCCAGATACGACTGGCAATGGAGGAAGTGGAGTAGTTAATACTGGAGGTGGAGGCCAAGGGGGAGGACCAGGTTCTTCTGGAGGCGGGGGTGGTTCAGGAATAGTAATGATCAGGTATCAATATCAATAATAAGAATATTATGGCACACTTTGCAAAACTAAGTATAAATTCAAAAGTTATTTCAGTATTAACATTGGATAACAAAGATATGCTGAACGCTAAGGGTAAAGAAGATGAATCCGTAGGTCAACAATATTTACAACGACACAATAATTGGCCTGCTCCAATGTGGATTCAAACATCTTACAATACGAGTGGTAACAAACACTATAATAATAGCACTGGAGAATTATCAGAGGATCAATCTAAAGCCTTAAGAGGAAACTACGCTGGGATAGGTCATATTTGGGACGAAGATAATAATCTATTCTACCCTAAAAAACCTTATGCTAGTTGGGTATTAAATACATCTGAAGCGAGATGGCAATCTCCAATAGGTGATGCTCCCGATTTAGGTGCAGAATCAGACACGCATCGTTATGACTGGAACGAATCAGATAAATCCTGGCATAAAACATCAACAGCTCCCTAGACAATTATAGAAAAAAGAGATAAACCATACATGGTGGATATGGAAAAGAAAGTATTATCCGAAATAGCTTTATATTATGGGGACATTTCAATGCCGAAAGGTTTTGAAATAGATCGTAATAAAATTCAAGAAGATATTTTAAAATCACAAATTAACAATAAAGAATTTCCCTTTTCAAGAGAATGGGATAAACTCAATACCTATTTAAGAGAACATATTCAACTAGAATATGAAGTTAATTTAGTTAATAAGAAAACGATGGGGACAGCCTACAAACCTAATGAACATTCGGTTTCTTATCTTCAGGTAGATCCCGTTGATTTACGAAATTCCCCAGATTTTGTTATGCTCTATGGGGTTTATGTAGCCAAAGATTCTTGTAGCGTTGTTATTAATTATGATGACAATAGAAGAAAAGGAAGAACATGGACAATTCCCTTAATAAATAATAAATTTATAATGTTTCCTTCAGCACAAAGATATTATATTACCTCCAATGCCTCTGAACAACTTAACTTTATTTTAACAATAACGTATGAATTTATCTAATTATTTTTGGTATTTTAAATCTGCTTTAACCCCTAGATTTTGTGATGAAGTCATTAAGTATGCTTTGAGCCAAAAAGAAACAATGGCAATTACAGGGGGTCAAGGAAGAGGTAGAAATTTAGATAAACATCCTTTAAATAAAGATGAAATTAGAAATTTAAAATATAAAAGAAATTCTGATTTGGTTTGGCTTAATGATAAGTGGATCTATAAAGAAATACACCCTTTTGTTCATCAAGCTAATAAAAATGCAGGTTGGAATTTTGACTGGGACTTTTCAGAATCCTGTCAATTTACAAAGTATAAACTTAATCAATACTATGACTGGCATTGTGATAGTTGGAACAAAGTTTATGATCAACCCAAAACTCCTTCGCATGGTAAGGTAAGAAAACTATCCATGACATGTCAGTTAACCGATGGTTCGGAATATTCTGGTGGAGAAGTAGAATTTGATTTTAGACAATATTCACCTCACATGAGAGATGAAGCGCAACATTTAAAGAAAGCCACTGAAATATTGCCTAAAGGATCTATTCTTGTTTTTCCTAGCTTTGTGTGGCATAGAGTTAAACCCGTAACGAGAGGAGTAAGATATTCACTTGTCGTCTGGCATTTGGGATATCCATTTAAATAATGTTTATAAATGAATATTTTAAAACACCTGTATGGTCCGAAGAAAAACCTGAATTTATTAAATCATTAAATAAAGCTAGTGATAAATATATTAAAGAGGCAAGAAAAAGAGATAAAAAAATTATTAAAGCTAATAAAGATTTTGGCATCTCTCATCATTCAACACCTTTAACAAGGGATAACGATTTTTTAGATTTTAGAAATTATGTTGGTCAAAAGTCTTGGGAATTTTTAGACCATCATGGCTACAATATGAGCCTATATGCAACCTTTTTTTCTGAAATGTGGGTACAAGAATTTTCTAGAAAAGGCGGAGGACTTCACTCAGCCCACATCCATTGGAATCAGCATGTCTCGGGTTTTTATTTTTTAAAATGCAGTGAAAAAACTTCTTATCCTATTTTCCATGATCCAAGAACAGGGGCAAGAGCTACTAAATTAAAACTGAAACCAGAATTAAAAGGTATCTTTCATGGCACAGAGCGCGTTAATTATAGACCCAAGCCTGGAACCTTAGTTATATTTCCAGGATATTTAGAACATGAATACGCAGTTGATCATGGTAAGGAACCATTTAGATTTATACATTGGAATATAACCGCTATCCCTAAAGAGATGGCAAAAGATGTTTAAGAAAGATAAGTATGTAATTATTAAACAGGCTATTTCAAAAGATTTAGCAACTTTTATCTATAATTATTTTTTAATGAAAAAACAGGTTTATGAAACTTGTTTAAAACGAAGATACATTTCCCCTTATGAAGTTTTATTAGGATATTATGAGGGCGAAAAAGAACAAATACCTCATACCTATTCTTGCTACGCAGACATCGTCATGGAAACTTTATTGTTGAAATGCCAACCCCTTATGGAACAAACCACAGGATTAAGACTTCAACCAGCTTATACTTATGCCAGACTCTATAAAAAGGGAGATGTTTTAAAAAGACATAAAGACAGGTTTAGCTGTGAAGTATCAACAACAATGAATTTAGGCGGAGATAAATGGAGCTTATACCTTGAGCCATTTGGCCAGGAGGGTAAGACGAGTATTAAAGTAGATTTAAAACCAGGTGATATGGTGGTTTATAGTGGTTGTGAACTAGCACATTGGAGAGAAAAATTTAGGGGTAAATCCTGCGGACAGGTATTTTTACATTATAACAATAAGAAAACTCCAGGTTCAGAAAAAAACCTTTTTGATAAACGACCCCATTTGGGACTTCCTTCTTGGTTTAAAAAATGATACTAGTAAAAAGGGAGTGTCCAGACTCCACCAATCACCCTGGACACTCTCTTTTTAGGAATTTTATATGTTAGGTTTATCAGCATTCGCAGAAACAACTTTTGGAGCTACG